CGAAATCCTCATCACCTGTCATTGTAAGGCGTTGCGCAATACTTGGATCTAACTTCAGGCGATTTTCAATTTTATCAGTTATCTTGCCCTGTTTCTCCTTATTAAGCCCATACTGCTGTATTAAACCTCCAACTTGGCTTCCCATGTTTGCAAACATTTGCCCTTGCGCACGCCCGGCTTCCATAATGGGTCGAGTATCGACCCGTGCCAGCGCTGATCCGTAGTTACCGCTAAAGAATGGTTTTCTTGCCATAATATTTTATCTCCTTATTTTAGTATCCATCCACGCACGGATGCGTGCTTTCAATCTTGGCTTATCTGATATGAAGTTTGCAAAGCGTTCTCCGTATTTTATGTAAATTGCTTTAAACCAAGATGGAGATTCATTAAGCATCCAGCTTCTGAATAACAACCATGCTGGGTTATGCTCACCATACACTTCTCTTGCTACCCAACAGAATCCACTAAATAATGTAGCTCCACCGCTTGCAGCAGCACCTGCTCCACCTAGTAGTCCACCACCAAGTGAACCAAGTCCACTCATTAAACCAGCAGTTTTAGTTGCATCTGCTGCAACTTGAGCGTTGTACATATTGGCTGCGTTGGTTGCTTGGTTTTGTATGTATCCTAGTCCACTCTCTGGGTTAAGATATTGTGGCCCTGAGTTAAGTCCGTATCCAGCTTGTCCAAATACCGATTGCCCAGCTTGCAAGCTTCCTCCTCCTCCTCTGCCCAATACTGCTTGGAATGGATCGAGGGTGGATGAGTCTTCTAATGCTGCAAGTCCACCAGCAGCTTGGATGTAACCTAGAATACCTGACTGTTTAAGTTGTTCATTTAGTCGATCCGCATCCATTTGCGCGCCTGTCTCGAATTGGTAATTAGATATTTGATTAGCTAAGTTGTTTAGCTGAACTTGCATGCCCTCTTGCGCGCCATACTTATTTGCTTCCTGGCTAAATTGCTGATTAGCCATTAAGCGTTGCTGATTAAGTTGTGCCTCTGCTTGTTCTTGCGTCAGTCCAGCCTCTAATCCAGCAGCACGAGCTTGTTGGGTAAAGCCAGCATCTGCCATTGCTTTTTGTTGTGCCATGTTTGCTCGCAACTGCTCTTGTCCCAGACCAGCTTGCAAACCTGTTTCTTGCCTCTGTTGCTCTGCTGCCAAGTTAGCTAGATTAGCTTGCTGTGCAAAGCCTGCCTGTGCTTGTTCTTGTCCTAACCCAGCTTGCACGCCAAATTCTGCTGCACGATTACTTGCCTGTTGGTTTGCAAGTGCAGCGTTTAATGCTTGAGAAGAACCAAATTCAGATGCTCGGTTACTTGCTTGTTGGTTGGCAAGTTGTGAGGTTTGTAGTTGCTGGGCTTTGAGTGCTTCTTGGCTTAACCCTGCTTGCATACCAGCTTGTGCAGCTTGATTACTTGCTTGCTGGTTAGCAAGAGCAGCATTAAGTGCTGACTGATTTGCCCGTGCCTCTTGCTCTAAACCTGCACTTACACCAAACTCAGAAGCACGATTGCTTGCTTGCATGTTTGCAAACTCCTGTGCTTGTTTTTGTTGTGCAGCTAAAGCTTCTTGGCTCAGACCTGCTGCCATACCAGCCTGTAATGCCTGGTTAGTTGCAGCTTGGTTTGCAAGTTGTGCTTGCATATCTTGCCCAGAGGAATACTGAAGTGCTTGGTTTTGTGCTGCTTGATTTTGCATGGCAGCTTGTAATCCACGTCCAAGATCAGATTCTTGTAACCCTGCTTCTTGTCCAAGTGCAGATTGTGCAAATGCACGGCTTTGCATTTTGCGTGCGTTGTCTTCAGCAACCCTTGCCTCTGCCTCTGCGATTGCACCTGACTGATCAAAGGTTCTACCCATCATGGTGGATCTTGCACGAGCAGCTTCTGCAATTTGTCGTTCCTCACGATCTGTAAGACCTTGGTCAAGCCCAGCCTCTGCATCCTTCATCAATCTAGCACGCAAACTATCTGCTTGTATTTGTCCACCATCCAAACCTGCAACTGCACTATAACCTGTTCCTTTTACACCAGCAGATGGATCGTAAGAAGTTGCTGCTTTTAAAGCGAGTGGGTCTGCTGCTTGTGCTGCTTTGTATGCAGTTGCAGCATCAAATGTACCACCTCCTACTCCAGCGCTTGGGTCGTATGATGTAGATGCAGTTAAGGCTAATGGATCACCTGTTTTTGATGCAGTGTAACCACTGCCTGCTACATCTGTAGTTGGACTGTATGTTGTGTCAGCAGTTAGCTCTTGCCCGGTAATATCTGCTAATGCATCGTACTCTGTTTTTGCAGTTAACGACATTGGGTCTGCAACCTTTGCACCTGTAAAAGAAGTACCTGTAGTTAAGTCAACAGGTGTGGTATTTTGTGCTGCGGTAAAGCCTTTGCTTGTTAGTGATAGTGGATCAGTTATACCTTTCGGCCCACCAATTGCCCCTGCTCCCGTAAGTGAATCTTCTTGTGACTCTAGTACTGATCTTGCAGACTCAAGTGCTTCTTGTGTGCCAGGCTTGTAGTCTTTCATGATGTCCTGGTATGTACCAGATAAACGAGCAACATCCTGTAAATCACGCTCTCGTTGACGAGACAAGTTACCTGCTTGTATATCCTCGCCATACGCAGATAAACCTAAGAAGTTACCAGCTTCATCAAACCCAGCTTGTCTGCCTGACTCTACTTGTTCGTATACAGTTTCAGTGAATTCTTCACCTACAGTGTTTGCTTTACCAGAATCAACATCTGCTTGCGTAGCAGTCTTAGTAACTTCTTTCGCAACTGTGTTTTGCACACTACGCTTGTCACCAAGCAGGTCAACCATGCCATCACCTTGGCGTTGGGTGGGTAGTGTGGTTACTTCTGTTGTTCCTGCTTTTGAAGCATCTTGGATTATTTTACCATCTGTGTCTTTTGCGTAGATTGGTGCGCCTTCACCTGCTGAAAATATTTTTGATCCAGTTGCAAAGTTTCCACCTACATCTTGCCCAGGATCTGTCCCTTGATAGAAACCAGAATTAGTAACATTATTTGTAAGAGTACTTTTAAAATCATCAGGTATATCCGTATTCTCTTTCACCTTTTCTTCTAATGATACAGATAAATTGCCTAATTCTGTTCTTAAATCATCACCTGTAAAAGTTTTAGAAACTGTATCCAACACTTCATTACCTGGGCCTACAACCTGTAAGGTCATTTTCGTAGATCCACCTTTATTTGCTCTTGCTGAATCGTAAGAGCCGTATGTGCCATCGCTTTTTAATGTTTCTGCCAACTGCTTGATTTGATAACTTGGCGCTTCCTCTGTGCCAATTACAATACGTCCATCAGCATCATATGTTACCTCTTGCTGCCCTCCACCTGTAGTGCCACCTAGCAAAGTCTGCCTAAGTATATCCGTGTCTGTCTGTGCAGTTTTCTTACGAATTGATTCTTCGAGTGGAAGCAAGGATTCTAGTGAACCTGTACTTGCAAAGTCACCTGTACCTGTAAGTAATTCTACTTGTGCTTTAAGTGCGTCTGCCATGCCTTCGCCATAACTTGGCTGCGCTGGATAATTTATGTCTGGCCCTCCTCCCATTGCTATTTCCTCCGATTGATTCTATTAAAGTCGTACCACTTAATAGGTTTTTGTTTTAATTGTCTCATCCACCCAACAAATGGAAGTGGGTATGGAATACTATTTATAAAGTCTGAAATTGCATTATCTCCTATAGCAGTTTTTACATACCAAGCATTAGGTGCAACTACCCCCCATTGTTTATTTGGATGAATGTCTGCATCTGTTCTTACTGCTTTACCAAGCAGCATAGTTTGCGGTGTAATAAATACATATCCATAGGCTGCATACGCACTTAAATCCTTGAACATATCGCCCTTAGTTAAGTCGTAAAATTCCTTAGCTCGTTCTAATATATTCATGTACTAATTGTCGCTCCTAATGCGACCACTTTCCATGCAGATCCGTCACTAACTGCGACTGTTGCTGCACCTGCGTTTCCATCTGTTACGTATATCATTTGTCCAGCTGGAGATGCGGATGGCACGCCTGCAACGTTGTATGATTTTAACGTCACTATTGTGCCACTAATCGTGCCACCTGTCAGATCAACTGCATTGCTCGCTTGGGTGGCAATTGTGCCTAGTCCAAGTGCAGTTCTTGCTCCACTCGCACTTGTGCTTGCTGTGCCTCCATCTGCAATCGCAATGGGTGAGGATAGACCACTTATCGTACCACCTGTGATGTTTACATTTCCTTCGTTAATCGTAACTGTTGGTTCACCAAGTTGATTAAGTGACGCAGCCGTTACATCCACGCCTGTTGCGAAGGTAAATCCTCGTGTAACTGTTGCGGTAATTGCCATCTATGCAACTTCCCTTCTTGCTGCTGCCCCTACCCCAATTGCTTCAAGACTAACATGCCTAAAGCTAGGTCTGCCTGCGGTGACATTAATCTCAACTTCCGCGCCATACCCACGGGTACGTCCCGTACCAAAGCGGAAGAGTGCTTCTTCTGTGCCATCTGCGGTATGGCTTAATACTGTGGTGCTAGAGTCTGGATCAAGCGTGTTGACCTTAATGTTAAATGCATCTGCATTAACTGTGTTTGCACCTAACTGTCCACGCTTCCAACTCTTCACGCTAATATCTCCAAAGGTGTATGAGCGTGTGACAAGCTTGCCTGCAATTGCAGTTGTGCCTGACTCACTTGTACTACCTATCTTGCGTCCGCTATCATCAATGGAGTTTTCTTCCATTAAGTACCAACCTGTATCATTACATGCGAATAATCTGCGTCTTGTTGGTGCAGATCCATGCGAGCAAATTACCCAATCATCTACATGGAATGCCAAGCTACCTGTCATTGCTGGATAGGAATCAACACTAGTCCATGTCGATGTAAGTGTGTTAAATACGAAAATCTTGTTGGGTACTGTGCTAGACCCTGTAGGTACTGCAAGGTAGTAAGCGTTGTCATACACCACACCACACGCTTTGTCTGCTGCTGCG